ATCTGGCGGCGCTGGCTTCGCCGCTCGTTGCCTGTCATCCGGCGCATGCGGGGGATCGCCCCCGGCGTCGCCGGCCCCACGCGCCGCGCTCAGGGGCGCTGGGAGCCCTCCGGCCGCCCCGCTCTTTCATCACACGCGAAGCGTACCGAATCAGCGCCGCAGGCCGCCGCGAAGCGGCAGTTATCCACAGGCTTCTGAATGCCGAAGGCTCTGTTTCTGTACTTTCTATCTTTCTGCGCAACGAATATGACGCAATATCAAGGTCTTGTGCGAAAACATGCACCCCTGTCGCGAGTGATGTGCACCCCTGTCGCGAGTGATGTGCACCCCTGTCGCGAGCGACTTATGGCGGCGCGGGCTCGCCATGCACCCCACGGCTTGCGCTCGGTCCCCTCATGTAGTATGCGGATTGCATGGATGGTTCACGCATCCAGGCGACGCCCTCTCTTGCCGCCCAGGGAATGCGCTACTTTGCGCGGGCTCCGGGCGTTGTCGCCGATCCCATGCCCGAAACCTTGATGGTCTTTCGCGGTCACCTGCCTGGGCGGCGCGCATACCGCCTTTTCATCGCGCTGCTCGATCACGCCGGCGATGGCGGCGCAACATGCGACATGCAGGAAGTGCCATTGAACATTCTCAACAAGCTGCCGAATTTCGGAAACCTTTCCCGGGCGCGCCTCGTCCCCGTGATCGAGGAACTGCGCAGAGCCGGCGTGGCCGATGCCTCCCGCGGGGGCGGCCGAATCACCGTGAGCGGCGCCGTCGATTGGTATGAGCTGACGGAAACGGACGCCGGCATCGTCCTTCGCTGGCGGTTCGGCCCGACCTTCGTCGCCAATGCAAACAGGGCAAAGGCCTACGGCAAGCTCGACGCCCGCACGTGTCATGCATTGCGCGGCAAATACGCGACGATCCTTTTCCGGATCCTCTCCGGCAAATTCGGGCTCCGAAAGTCGCATTGGAGCGTGCCCGTGCACGATTTCCGGAAACTGACTGGCACGACCGACGTCTTCGCGAAATTCAACAAGCTCCGTCTGAAGGCGATCGAGCCGGCCGTCCGCGAGATCTCGCGGGTATCGCCCTACGAGCTCCATGTCCATTACGTGCGCGACGGCCGCAACGTGACGGACCTCGTCTTCAGCTGGGAGCACAAGCTGGACGCGGGACGCCCCACGGTGAATGCAGCGCCGCCTCAGGCAACGACCGCGACCGCCGCGGGATCGCGGCGCCCCTCAGCGCAGCCGCCATCCGGCGGCCTGAAATACCGGTATACGCCGATGCCAATGACGATGGCGTCGTTTCGCGACACGGATTGGGAAATGGCCTATCGGGATGCAGGATGCCGGGCCGATCCGATGGCAGTGCTGGACGCGTTCCGAAAGTGGTGCGAGCGGCGGGACAAGCTGATGATGCCGAGAGTGTTCTACAGTTTCTGCAAAGGTTACGGGAAACGCGGCGAGGGACGTGCGGCGTAGGCCGAACGCTGACGGGGCGCCCCGTCAATTGGGATCCCGAAATCAGTTCGCGGCGGCGCGGATCCGGCCCTGCAGGCCGACCGCGGCGCCCGTTTTGGGATCCCGAAAGGCAACGGCCGCGCCCGCTCGGCGCGGCCGTCCGCCGTCCCGCCTGCCCGTCAGTGCGGGACGATCCCGGGCGGGATCAGCCCTTTGACCCGAGCGCGACCGCGGCATCCGCCAGGTCGTGCGCAATCTTCGCTATGTCGCGGCCGACGCGGATGAGGTCCGGGATCGTTTTCTTCGGATCCGCGTTGGCGTCAGCGTCCGCCGCCGCCGCCCCGATGTCCTTGAGCGCGGCCAATGCGCTCTCCAGGTCCTTCTCGATGCGTGGAAGATCCATGTCCTACTCCTTTTCCGGTGTTGCACGGCTCGCCCGGACGTTCGGGACGAGCGCCGGGCCGGACATTGCATCGGTCGGCGCCATTGTCCAGCCGTCATGCCCGGCCTGGCGAACGGGCTCGTCAGCGGCAGCCGTCATGCATCCATTTCGTGCCGCGATCGAGGATCATGCGCCAGGAGACGCGGACCGGCTCCCCGCACGCGCCGCAGGGGAACCCATGTTCGGCTCCGGCAGCCGAAGCGCGTCGCGCTCCGCCAGGACGCGGAAGCAGACCGGTCCCTGCCTTCGCGCCCAGGCGTGCGCCGCCTGGCGCGTCCGGAACGTGCGGGCGTCGGCCCACTTCATCGTGTCGACGTTCGTCTGGACCCATACCTGGAACATGGCCGTTCCCCATTGACATTTGTCAAGGGATGCACCGCGCCCGCGGATGTTTCAACCGTCCAGGGCGACGACGTGCCAGGTATCGGGCTCGGCGCCGTTCAGGATCTTGCAGATGGCGTCGGCGTCCTCCTGGACGAATCTGAGCGGCACCGTGTCGCCTTGCTCCGATCCCGGCGCGACCGCCGAGAGCGTGTAGGTCAGGTCATTCTCGCCGTGGTACGGATTGGGCCGCTGCGCCTGCACTTCGTATTCGGTCATTTCGTTCTCCCTTTCGCGGGTTTTTCGGAATTTCGTTCCGCCCGGTCCCGATGCCGGCGCGGATCCGGCCCGATCCGGCTTCGGCCGAAACCGGCCGGCGCGTCCTTGAGGAATTTTGTTCTTTTCGCGGGGGGTGCCATGGCCGGCGACGAGATCGTCGATCGCGAGGCTCGCGACGATTCGGTCGTCCCGCGCGCGATATTCCCGCCAGTAATTGGCGTCAATAAAATGCCGGGCGTCGCAGAAATTGCAGCGAATGCGATCCGCGCCCTCTCGGACGATGCCGCGACGGTCGCAGTTCAGGCAGTGGAACGGCACGAAGGCGCCCTCGGCTTGCCTGGCGCTCATTCCCGGGACGCCTCGCCGAGAAGCAGCGCGGCCAGCTCGGTCAGGTCAGAGGCCAGCCGGACCTTAAGAAGCCGGCTCATGCCCTGGTTGCGGTATAGGTGCGACGCGGCGGCGGCGTTGTTCGCGGTCCGGTCGAGCAGCTCGAGAGTGAGAGCCCGGCGGCAGTCCGCGTCTGTCGCCCCTTCCGTCATTTCAAAAACTCCCAGATCGCCGACCTGCTCGCGATGTTCGCGGTGCAGGGCATTCTCATGCGCTGTGCCCCCGCATGGTGCCGATGCGCGTCGCCAAGGCCTCGAGCGCACGCTGCGCGGCTTCGATGTTGCCGCGGGCGCATGCGCTGTCGCCTGCCTCCAGGGCTGCAAGGGCCGCCGCCTGGTGCACGCGCACCGGCTCCAGATCGACAGTGACGGCCGTCAGGAAATGCGAGGTGCTCATTCGGCCGCGCAGCCCCCGGACGCCTCGTCGCCGACGCAGCCATGGCAGCACACCGGATGCTTGCCATTCGAGCAGTTGCTGTAGCACTGGAACGTCCCGCAGCTCTTGCCGCCGTGGCCCGGACAGCTGTCGGCGTCGCAGTCCTGGCAGCGCTGGAAGCAGGACGTCATCTCGCCCCGGACGTCGTCGGGCGGGATGCAGTCGGGCCAGCTGTCGTGACAGCCGGGCCAGTGAAAGCCCGTGAAGCCTGCGACCGGCGCGCCATGGCATTCCGGCGCATGGCCGGAAACGCAGTCGTCGACGCATTGCGTCACCTCGTACCACGGGCACTTGTGCTTGCACCGGGCCTCGCAGCTTTCGTGAGCGACTGCCGCAACCTCTCCTGCGGCCCCCTCCGCCGCGGGCGACGGAGGCGCGTTCAGCGCGGCACTGAGCACCGCCAGGAACGCGAGCGCCTTGACCATATGGAAGGTGCCGGAGGCGCATGAGCGGCGAGCTGAGCGCGCGAATTTTCCGGCGATCGCGGAAATTTTCCGGATTTTCATGGATTCCGCTCCTTTCCGGCGATCGCGCGCCCGGGGCGTTGCGCGCCCCGGGCGCGCGCCTTCACCATTTCTCCGGCGATGCGAACCAGGGCGAGCCCGTCACCTTCTCGAGGAGCTCCGCGAGCTCCTTGGCCGTCGTCTCGTCAAACGACATGGTCTCGTGAAACGCCGCGCCTTTGGTCGCGATCGTCAGGTTGGCGCGCGCGCCGGGCCACGTCTTGTTCTCGGCCACGTACCATGGCTCTGTCTGCGTTGACATTCGATTCTCCTTTCTGTCGGCCGGACCAGGGCGTGCCCGCGCGCCGGCCGCCGCGCGCGCCCGAAGGATCAGCGTCTTCCCCAGAGCTTCCAGTAAAGCGAGACGTTCCCCTGCGCCCCGCGATTCCCCCAGTCTTCCACGCAGCCGCTAGTGGCGAAGTTCACGGCCGTGCGGCTCGCTCTGAGCGTCACGCTGCATATGGTCGTGAGCGAGGACATTGCACCCCGGTAGCTGACGGGCTGGTTGGCCTGCGCGACGGATCCCTCCAGCGGCACGCCGGGGAGCATGGCCTGGACCTGGACGAGTTCCTCGTTCTCGCCGTCCCCGATGTTCCACGCCATCTGGAACATGAACTGCCGGTATGGCCCCAATCCCGCGGTGTCGCGTTGCGCCGCGAGGAACCCCTCGGCTTCGGTCGCGGTGGACGTTATCGAGATGTTCAGCTCGGAGCCCCCGGGCACGTTGCTTTCCTCGCCCTCGAAGAGCTTCGCCCAGGGCGTGGCGAAGGGGAGGCTCTCGACGGGCACCGGAAGTCCGCTCCCCTTGATCGCCCAGCCCTTCACGCGCGTCGGCAGCCCCTCGTATTCGCTGGTGCCGACGTGGGCCGCCCCGGTGAGCTGCACCTGGACGCCGGTCGCGGCCGCGTTGAGGGGCTCCCGGTCGCCGTCCGCATAGTACTTGAACGCACCGTCCGAAGACGTGCCGAGCAGTAGCAGTCCGGACGCGAGGAACGTCTCCCCCCGTCGCGCCGCCCCGACGCCGCTCACGATGTACCGCGCGCGGACGACGCTGGTCGTGGCCGGGATCCGGATGACGACGAAGCGGCCGCCCGCGACGCTTCCGACGGACGTCGCGTAGGCGGCGGCGCGCGCTGTCGCGAGCGTCGGTATCGCGGCAAGCATCGCGACGCCGCCGGCGCTCGCGCTCGTCGCGTTCGCCCATCCCGTCGGAGGCACGCCGGCGATGAGGTCGCTGGTCACCGCGTTCAGGTGTTCAATGGCGCTCTCGTTGTCGTCGACCTCGCCGGACAGGTCCGGCGGCGGATCGGCGAGTTCGTAGGCGGCGCCGGCGGCGTTGACGCGCAGGTGTTTCAGCGCGGCCGCGACGGTCGGGCCCGGTATCGGCGGATTCAGGTGACCGTCGAAGCAGCTGCTCCAGCCAAGCGCCGTCGCGGCGGCGTTCACCTTTAGGCAGTCGGCGGCGTGACCCGCGAGGGACGGGATCACGAGAGGCGCGCCCGTCAGCTCCAGCGAAAGCGTCGACCCGGAGGCGCCGAAACGCCGGTCGTCCGGATGCCGATAATAGTCATATCGTCCGTCGCTCGACGAGCCGAGGTCCGTCCATCCCGCGATCGGCTCGTAGCTCGTGCGCGCGCGCGTCCCGGCCGTCCGGTATACGAGGCGCGCGCGCGTCGGGAAGGCGGACGACGGAAGCCGGACGGTGACGTACGGCTCCGAGACGCCGCCGCTCTCCGTGAGGTTCCACACGTGCACGCCACGCGCGGTCGCGAGGTCGAGCGGCTGCCGCGAGCTGGTGAGCGCCGCGGCGCTCACCGACGTCGGCGCGATCCAGGGCGCTGCGCCTGCACTGAGGACGGCGCGCGCGGCGAAGTAGTCCTGCGCGCGCTCGGTCGCGTCGCCGTCCGCCTCGACGGCCTCCAGCGCCTCCGTCAGGTCGGGCGGCGGATCTGCGAGCTCGTATGCGGACCCGGCGGCGTTCACGCGGAGATGCTCCAGTGCCGTCGCCGCCGTCGGCGTCGGAAGATCCGTGCCGCCGGACGGCTTCGGCACGAACTCGAGCGCCGTCGCGCCGGCATTCACGGCGACGATGCGGCCGCCCTGGCCGGAATAGGTGCCGGGCGTGTCCGTGAGGCCGGTGAAGCCGAGCAGGGGATGCACGTGGTCGTCGCGGCTCGCCTTCGTTCCGGCGCCGGCCGCGACCGGCCCCAGCGGCCGGGGATCGCTGTCCGAAAGGGCCGCGGCGCCGGTGCTCGCCCCGATCGCCGACCGGACCGCGGCCTTTTGCTGGTCGCTCAGGCCGGAGGGCGGGTTCTCGAACGCCGCCTCGCCTATCTGCGCGTCGTCCGGCGCGCCCTGCGCCTGGTCGTAGAGCGTCTGGCCGCGCCAGAGATAGACGTCGTCCTGCACCTGGAAAAGGGCGCTCCCCGCCTGCGCTCCGGCGCCGCGCGTGACGGTGATGCCGTAGTACTTCCAGTTGCCATAGACGTTCCCGCCGATGCCGCCGATATACGTCGTGCCGGACAGGTTCCAGCCGCGTGGCACGTCGATGCGCGTGGTGGTCCGCGACCGGTCCTTCTGGATCCGGAAAAGGATCACCTGCGACGCGCCGTCAGCGACGTCGATCGTGTTCACGCCGTCCGCCGCCCCGTACACGGTGGCGGCGTTGGCCGGGCTCGACGGAAGCGCCTGGACCGCCTCCATGCCGCCCTCGGCCGCGACGTTTGCCAGCTGCCAGACCCTGTCCGCGACGTCGTCGTCAATGTCGACCGTGAGGTCCTCTACGCTCTCGATGCGCGCGAGGTTTGCGGCGACGCTCGACGTCAGGTCGGGCGGCGGAACGGCGAGCTCGTAAGCGGCGCCGGCCGCGTTGACCCGAAGGTGCCGGAGCTTGCCCGCAGCGGTCGGCTCCGGGATCGGCGGGTTGGAGCCGCCCTGGCCGCCGACGCGTACCCGGTAGATCTGCGCCGACCCGGAGCTGATCCCGTTCCATGCGGCCTGGATGCGGGATTGGTCGGCCGTCCCGGAAGCCGTGAGCTGAAGGTAGGCGCTCGCGACGCCGGCAATGTTCAGGACGACGCCGCCCTGCTCGGCGAGCTCCGGCTTGCGGACGAGCTGCGTCTCGTGGCCCGTGGTGTTGGTCGGCGTGAGGCGGCCGTGGTCGATCTCGACGACGAGGACATCCGGCAGCGCGCCATATGTCACGTTGCCGACGTTCGCGCGCGACGAGGCGTAGGGGATCGCGTCGCCCACCGCGTCGAGCTCGAACGTTCCGGATGCGCCGGAGGCATCGGTCCAGACGAAGCCGCTCGCGCTTGCGTTGACGGCGAGGACCTTGCCCGCCTGGCCCACCAGGGAGGGCAGGCCCCCATGGACCACCTCCGGCATCTGGTACATCGAAATTCCATTGCCGGCCAGGTTCGCACCGACGAGCTGACGCGCGTGACTGGTACGTATGCCGGCGCCCTCCAGGATCACCGTCGTCGGCGATATCCACTCCGCATCCGTTCCGCCCGCATTGACGGAGAGAACGTCCTTCCCGTGCCCGGCAACGTCCGGCAGCACGCTGGGCGACGCGGGATGCACGTGGTCGGCGCGGGACACGTCCGTGCGCGTTCCAGGCGCGACGGGTCCGTCCGGGCGCGGGTCGAAGGTGCTGAGCGTGCGCGGCGACCCGCAGTCGCCGTAGCTCAGACCGGTGCGGGCCGCGTCCGCCTTCGCGCACTGGCCGGGCGTCCCGACCGGGCCGTATGCGCTGAGCGGCGTCGCATGCGCGGGATGCACGTGGTCGCCCCGGCTCGCCGCCGACGCCGATCCGGGCGCGCCCGATCCGCTCTCCACAAGCGGCGTCGCGTCGGAGAGGGGCGTCGTCGTTCCTCCGCCCCCGCCGCCGGCGGGATGCACGTGATCGTCGCGCGAGGCTGCCGATCCGGTGCCGGGCGCACCGCTGCCGCTCTCGACGAGCGGCGTCCGGCTGGAGAGCGTCGCGCCGTCGCCGGCCTCGATGACTTCCGCCGGCGTGCAGATCACGTATTGGCCGCCCTCGGTGCAAAGCACGCCGTCGATGCTGGACTGCGCGTGCGCGAGGTTGACGATCGTCAACCCGGCAACGGCTGTCAGGAGGGCTGCGGCGGCGCTGGAAACTCGGTCCATGTCAGGGCTCCGTTCTCTTCGGCGAGTATGTAGCGGCGTCCGTCGGCCGGCGGCGCGGGGATGTTGGCGCCGTGTCCGCCCCCGCCCTCCCACGTGTCGCTGCCAAGTGTTTCCGTGATGAGCGCCACGATCTCGCGTCCCGTCAGCGTCTGACGCGAGGGATCGCCCAGCTCCGAGAGGCGCACGTTCCGGTCCGGCATCGTGATCTCGCGGGAAAGGTCGCCGACCTGAATGACGTAGTTGCCGACGTCGGCGGAGGGTAGGAGCTGGAGCACGGCTATGCCCTGCGCGCTGGTCGCCTCCTTGACGGGCTGCGGCAGCACGGTCGACGGCCCGTCGCCGACGGGGTACTCGAGCTGCTGGTCCTTGAGGGTCGCGGTGACGGCGATGTTCGCCTGCGGCCGGCCGCTGAGGTCCAGGACGTCAACCGTGAGCGTGAAGACGGGTGCTGTCATGGCGGGACGCTGCTTCACTTTTTCCGGCGCGTCAACATGCGCCCGGAAATGTCGTGCCTCTTGCGCCGGGCGAAGTCCAGCGCGACGCCCTTGCGCTCCCAGGCGGTCTTTCGCTGGTGGCAGGAATGCGGCTTGCGCGAGCAGAGCGATTGCAGGTTGCCGCCGTCATGCATGAGCTCGGGGTAGAGCTCGACGGGAAGAACGTGGTCGACGCAGTCGGCCACTACGAGCTGGCGCCCCTGCATCCGGCATGATTCGCAGAACGGATGCCGGGCGAGCCAGTTGCGCGCCAGGCGCGTCCAGTGCGGGTCGGTCCGGTGCGAGGTCTGCTTTCGCGGAGGCGGCGGCTTCCGGCGCTTCGGCGTCACGACATGCTCGTCCGTCTCCAGATGTCGCCGGCAGCGGCCGCGAAGGACGGCCGGCTCCGGGCACAGCTCGCACATGCGCGCCGTCATACGTAAAGGAGATCGTCATCACCCTCGTCGTCGTCGGCGAACGCCATGGGCAGGTCATCGTCGCCGATGTCGCGGGCGCGGTGCTGCACGACCAGCTGCCGGACCGACTGGACCAGGCCGCCGTCGAAGTGTCCGGCGCCGGCCGCGTCGGTCTCCCATTCGCCATTGATGACGGCCAGGAGCCGGATCGCGTCCTCGCCGCCGCCGCCGCGTCCGACGCATTGGCGCGCCTCGTCGAGGACGCGGGGATCGAAGGCCTGGCGGCAGCGATGGTCGCGTTCGCAGGCGTCGAAGACGTCGCTGAGCACGGCCAGCGCGTCGGCGTTTTCGGCGTCGCCCCAGACGCCCTCCAGGTCGAAGTCGCTGATCGCGAAAGCGCCCTCGCCGAAATCGCGCGTCGCCATCGCGGTCACGAGCGCGGCGACGCCGTCGATCTTGCGATACGGCTCGTTGCGCGACTTCATAAGCATGATCGTCTCCCGCCCCGTTGGCGTCGCGATGACGTTCTCCATCTGCCACTGCATCATCCGGCCCCCCGCGTGCGCGATCGCACGGCCGATGATGGCGTTCTCGACTGCCTGGACGGCGTCGCCGAGCTGCGCAGCCGTCTGCTTGACGAGCAGGACCGGGAGGCCGTCCCGCTCCAGCCAGTGCGTCAGCTCCTTTGCGTGCCAGGGATCGCAGCCGATGCGGAGATAGCGGCGCTTGGCATGCGTCCCCTTGATCCAGTGCCGCACGGCGTCTAGCGGCACGGCCGGCCAGTCGCCGAGCTCCAGGCGGCCGGCCTTCGCCTCGTCCTCCAGCATCGCCCGCGTGTCATCGGGGTACTGGCCGAGCGATTCGCGGGGCGCCCAGAACTTCCATTCGGCGGCGTAGCGCCCGGCGCCGTGATCCCAAAGGGCGCACGCGGCGCAAAGGTCGCGCGTCCGCGACAGGTCGAGGCCGAGATAGCATTTCCCGTCCTGGAGGACGTCGCGCTCGCATTCGGCCCAGACGTCCAGGTCGATCCAGGCGCGGTCGCCCTGAGCCCAGACGTTGAAGTGCTTGCAGAGCACGAGGCCGCGAGCGGCCGGGCTGCCTTCGCTGCGCGCAAGCGCCTCGGCGATCTGGCGGCGCGACGCGGACACGTCGATGTTCGGATTCGCCTTTACCCAGGCATCGGGGTCCGCGACCTCGTCCGCGTCATCGAGCTCGTAGAGCATGGCGAACACGCCGGGCACGGGCGCGCCGTTCGCGAGGCCGCGCTTGCAGGTGTCGTAGAGACGCCGGAACTCCGTGGTCCGTATCGGCTGCGCCGTCGTGAGGTGCAGCGTGAGCGGCGACTCGCGAGCGCCCATGGCGGTCTCGATGACGCTGAACTGGTTTATGTCCGTGATCGCGGCGCTCTCGTCGAATATGGCGAACGACGGGTTGAGGCCGTCCTGGGCGGACGCGTTCTTGCTGAGCGGCGCGAAGATGCCGTCGGCCGTCTTTATCGCCTTGGACGTGGATGCCCGGAATGCGCCGCGGACGCGGATCGGGAGCCCCTTCGCCATCTTCGCGGCGGCGTTCCAGACGATCGAGGCCTGGGCGGTCGTGGTCGCGAGCGCGTAGACCTCCGCGCCGGCGTCACCCGCGAGCGTCTCCCTGAGCCCGAGCGCGCCTCCGAGCTCCGTCTTGCCGTTCTTCCGGGCGACGAACAGGATCCCGGTCGTGTATCGCCGGATCATCGGGTTCGCGGCGTCGACCCATCCCAAGAGCTCGGAGATAAAAAATCTCTGCCAGGGCTCGAGCGTGATCGTCTTTCCCTCCCGCGCCCAGCGGCCCTTCGTGTGTGGACACACCTCGACGAAGCGGCACGCGGCGTCGGCCTTCGCCTGGTTGAAGGTCCAGCGGAGCTCCATGCCGCCAATGCGGTCGACGGCGTGGCCGCGTTGATGATCGTCAATGGCGAGCTCGCATGCGGCGCGCACCGGGTCGCTCGCGGGGATCTCGCCGCTGATGACATTCCGGGCATAGGCCAGGTGCGCCGCGGGCGAAGGCGGAAGGTCGACGTTTGTCAACCCGGATCGCCGCATTTCGCCGATACCGTTCATGGCATCGCGAGCGCGCAAACTGAGATGACGAGAGCTCTCATTGATCGCCAGCGACGGCGCGTGCGCCGAACGAGGCCGCCAGATCGGGACGCTCCAGCGATCCGATTGCCCCCTCGTGGCGCTCGCCAACGACCCGTCCGTGGAGGGAGCCCCGATCGCCGGACGTCGCGCGGAAATATGCGCCGGCGAACGCGAGGCCATATGCCAGGTCGCCGTCGCCCCACGCGGATCCGTCGGCCAGATATGCGAGGCGATCGAATCGGGCGGATCCGGACAGGCCGTCCCCGGCGAATATGGCGGTGATTTCGGCGTTGCCATGCACGCCGTCCCCGTCTGGTTCAAAGCCAACCAGCTCCCCGCGCCATGTCGCGTTTTTCGTGAGCGGCGCTTCGGACGAAAGGCCGGAAATCCAAGGGCGCGCGCGGCCGGCACGATAGTCGACGCCAAAGGTCGCGCTGGCCCCGCGCGGAGCACCGACAAATCCCGGCTGCTTTCGGGTCGCGATCGGCGATCCGATGTCGCCGGTGATTCGACGCGCCGTGTCGGACCACTCGCCGAAATAGCCGATGCGGAAGAGAGTGTGATGCTGGCGGAGCGCCTCGGCGTCGAGCGCCGGCAGGTCCGGCTCCCAGAGCGCCGCATCATCCGCGATCCGCGCGCCGATCGCTGACAGCGGCCCGGGAACGTCGTAAAGATGGCCATCCATCCCGAGCGCATGCACGAGCTCGTGCAGCATCTCGTGGTCGATCAGGCTCTGCTCGAAATACCCGTATTGCTCATCGATGCGCCCGATGGTGATCCAGGCGGAGTTGATGACGCCGGGCGGCCGCGGTCTTCCCGGCGATGCGGCCGGGCGCTGGGCATGTTCGGCGACGGTCCAGCCGCCGACGGGCACGCCGTTCAGGAACAGTTCCCGGACGTCCGGCGTCGTGTCCACGAGGATCGTGCCCCGCGCAAGCGCCCCGGCGGGAACCGAACGGCCGTCACCGTCAGGCCGCGCGATGTCCGCGCCAATCTCCAGGTGCAGATTATGGGGCAGCGCGGCGTTAACCGCATGAACGGCGCGCTCGAGGCTCCGGCGATAGGCGTCCGGCATCCCCGCGACGGGACGCACGACGGGAGTCGTGTTCCAGCGATAGAGACTGTCCATGGCGGAGAGGTATGCCATGACGTGCGCGCGGGAAATTTCCGGCGTGACCGGGACGGCCACGGCGGGCGCGGCGTAGGATGAACTGCCCGCGCCCCGGCCGGTCGAGTCCGGCACAGGCGTTTCCGCAACGCGGACGCCGCTTCCGCACGACGCCAAGAGGATGCATGCGATAATCGCCGACGAAAATTTCATGGCGGTCTCCTGAGCGCTCCCTCGTAAGCATTGCATAATCGACGCTCGTTGACAAATGCGCACGCAGATGTTCAAATTTGAACATGACGGCGAACAGGCCCCATTTTCACGTCTGGATGCAAGCGCGCGGCGGCAAGATGTACTATCGCTTGGCGCGCGCGTTCGAGCACGCGCAGACGGCGAAGCGATGGGCGAAACGTGAATATCCATCGCAGCAAAGCCTCGTCCTGCAATGCCGGGAACGCCGCTGCGCCCCTCCCCTTGAGTGACCGGGGAGGCGCTTAGGTTCAGATTTGAACGCTCGATCGCCACACGCGTCCGCTTCGCCTTTCCGGCGTGGGGGACGGCGTCGGCACGCAGCGGCGCTCACGGCGCCCGTCCGCGCGTCTCAGTGCTGTCCGTCGTCCGCCCCGGAAAACAGGTCTCGGACTGCCCTGGCCTCGGCAGACGGATCCCGGACAGCGGCGCTGTCCCGGAGGGATCGGTATGCCGCGATGATCTGGCGGTCGCTTTTCTGGAGCAGCTCGACCGCGTTGACGCCGGCCGTCTCCTGGATCCCGGCGCCGATCGCCTGCAACGCCTTCCAGCGAAGAAAGTGATGGTCCGCCATGTGCCGGACGTATTCGCGCTGATCCGCTGTCCGAAGCAGCCCCCAGCGCGTCGTCCGCTCGACGATGACGTCAAGCATTTCCGTGATTGTCCATTTCCGGCCCTTGTCATCCCGCTCCCATGGCCAGGGATCTCCCGGCATCTGTTCCGCGTACAGCCCGTCGCCCGCGAGCTCGCGGCCCATCGCGTTGTGTCCGCCGCTTCGCCCGGGCTGCCCGCTCATGTGCGCTCGACCTGGGCGACGACGGTGATGTCCAGCGCGGCATTGTAGCCGACGTTGATGATCCTTCCCGACCACTCGCCCAGGCGGTCGAGCGAGAGCGTGACGCCGTCGCCGGGCTCGATTCCGAGAAACTTCGCCGGCAGAACATATTCGATCAGCGTCATGTCGCGCAGGCGCTTGAGCTCCTTCGCGGCGCGGTCAGCGTGCTCCGGCACGGCGACAAGGTGCCCGTTGACGTTCGCGATGTCCTCGCGCTCGCCGGCGCCGAGCCACTCGATCGAGACGACGCCATTCCCTGGCGCCGGCGTGTCATGCGACGGCAGCGGAAGCGCGTCGCTCCCGTCGGTCGCGGGGAACGTCCCGCCGTCGGCGCCGGCCGCGCCGACCACCGCGATCAGTTCCTCAACGCCTTCCAGGTCGATTGTCAGCGTGCGCACCTCTCCGTTTGGCGCCGCGTCCAGGGGTCGCGAAAATGCGAAGCCGCCGGTCGCGCAGTTCCGGCCATTGAATGAGAGCCGCTGGTAGCCTCCACGCTGCACATACCATGACCGTCCGCCGCCGCCGCCGCCGCCGGCTGCCTCGTGCACCTCGTCCCCCGCGATCACCGCCGAGGAGCCGCCCTGCCCCCCGCCTGCGCCGCAGGCCCAGAATGCCGGCGTCCATTGCGCGCGCACCGCGAGGTCCGCCGCGGCAACAATGCCGCTTGCGCCGCCGCCGCCGGTGAAGAGCGCTCCGTCCCGGCCGTTCGAGCTCGACCCGCGGGCGCCCGAACGCCCCCAGAGCTCTCCCTGCTGCGTCCGCGCGGCGTTGGCCTCGTTGAGGAAATAGGTTTGCGCGTAGTTTCCGGACGTCGCGGCGCGAGACATGTTCGCAATGCCGGGGATCGCGACCGAGTACGCCGCCGCGTTGATCGCCATGAAGCCGCGGCCACCGCGCTGGCCCGGGGATTGTCCCGCACCCCCGGCACCTCCCTCAGCCGGCCCGACCGGGCCGCCGGGCAGCGTCTGGCCGAGCTGCACCAGGAGCGTTTGCGCCGGTCCGCCGCGCCCCCCTTGGGCGCCCTGGATGACGAGCCGTGCCTGCGCGGCGGCGTCTGGAACCATTATAGCGTGGCGCCCGGGCGCCTCGAAGACCGCGGACCCGATCCCGGCCACCGTCACCTTGTCCGCCGCGAAGTCGTCGACATAGTTCCGGAAGTTCAGCGCGAGAGGGCGGCCGTCGCCTGAGGCGACGACGGACGGCCGCCGAATCATGTCCGCCAGGTCGTGTGCATGCCGATCGCTTCCCGTGCCATCCTGGATCGCCAGCGTTCCGTCGAGCCGTGTCCAAGCGATCATGGGGGGAGCTGCGACCGTGAACGCGGACATGATCGCCGGTGTGGAGGCGGCGGCGCTCACCGACCCGTCGGCCCGCCACTTCCGGTTGGCGGGCGTATAGCGCAGGAAGTTGGGGTCCTTGGCTCCCTCGTCAGCGTCGTATCCCCGTTGCCGGAGCCGATCGGTGATGGCCGGGCTCCGCGTCGCGCCGAACGCCGCGATGCGGTCCGACCAGTCTGACACGAGGTCGGCCTCGCTGAGGCCGGGACCATATTCCGCGTTCAGGAGCCACGCTGTGAGGGACGTGCCCGCATGGCCCTCCTGCGGACCGGCGAGGAAGAGGGACGCAGCCGGACGTGCCGGACCGAACAGGCTGCGGTTGAGATACAGGCCGGTTGCAACGCTGAACGGCCCGAAGGTGTCGGTCGCGTCGCGGTTGTTGCTGAACGCGGCCGCGAGCGCGACAGCCTCGTCGTCGAACATGTGCGCGCACATTGACCATTTGTTCTCGTCGCCGGCCGCGCGGCTGTGCCAGCCGTCGTAGTCCAGGGATTCGCGACTGACGAAGACTGCGGCCGGCGACTGCGGCTCCGGCGCGAGCCACACGAACTGCCGCGCCATGAGAGCCGTCGCCGATATCGGCGTCCGGCGCGTGAGAAGCGTGCCGAACATGGTCCTGTTCTCGGCCGTGTCGCCGGGCTGCCGGACGGGCTGGTCGTAGTCGTGCACGTCGGCAAACACCGGGAAGGGCGATATCGCCGTATAACCGAAGGCGAGCCGCATTCCGCCCGGAAACGCATTGGATATCGGGACGGGATCAGGCGACGTAGCCGGAGCCGTCACCGTGAGGCGCCCGGTGGGCGCAGGCCGGATGGTTGGCAAGGTCGTTTCCTCCTGTGGCGGCCGTACGGGTTCGCCGGGCTGCTCGTCCTCGGACGCCGGAGGCTCGACGGGAGCCTCCGGCGGAGGGACATAGAACGGGCTGCTCGGCGGCAACACGCCGATCGTGCCGGTAGACGGATCGTTCGGGTCGACCGGGACATAAGGATCCGTGCGATCGACGGGTACGGGGTCCGGGTCCGGCGGTGGATCCGGATCCGTCGGGTCCGGGTCCGGGTCGGGGTCCGGGTCGGGGTCGACCGGCGTCGTGACCTGGCACGCGTCCGGCGCATGGGCGCGGGCCGAGACGCCATTGATTATGCATACGAGGTACTCCCCTTCGCAATGGCAGTCGATCGCCACCTCAGCCAGTCCATCCCTGTACCGTCTGAAGGTTGCCGTCATCGAACGCGCCGGTGTTCACCGCGCCCGACTCCGGACGCAGCCGGCCGCCGCGCCGCGCATAGAGCCGCGGCCGGAACGTAATGCGCAGGAGCTCGCGGTCGATCGTGAGGTCGGACCGCGCATCCAGGATCGCACCGACGGAGACTGTCTGCGGGGCAGTCCAGCCCGCGCCTGCGAGAAGCGAGACGGCCAGCGTCGCGGTCGTCGCCGGACGCGGGAAGGTCGACCAGATGTCGAACAGGACGGCGTTCGCGTCGTCAACGGCGACCGACGCCGTCGGCGGAGCGCCAATATTGCAGGCTACCGCGTTCCATGGAGAGACGGCGGCGAGCGTCGGCGCGTACGCGACGTCGTCGATCACGCGTTCGGTCGGCGCGCTGCATGAGCGGATCGGCGGCGCGGCGTTCGATTCGTGCGACGCCGTGAAGAGCCAGAGCAACTGCGCCGGCGACGCGAGTGCGGCCGCCACGGGACCGGGAACGGGGAATGTCATGTTTCCACCACTGCGATGCGCGGCGACACGACGTTGCGCCGGTCGACGGCCCAGCCGCCGCCGGACCCGGATTCGTAGACCACCTGGATGTTTGGCGCCGCGTCGACCGGCGATGCAGCCTCGACCGCCTGCTGGAGTTCCGGGAATATCCCGATCTCGGCCGGCGCAGCCGCGTCGACCGACGCCTGGACCTGGTAGACCTTCGCATGGCCCCCGAACGTCAGGAAGTGTCCGGCAGGAATCCGTATCCTTGCGGCGGATGCGAGGGAAACTGACGTGGTGCCCGCGACGGCGGCGCTCGCGACCGTGATCGCGCCGGCCACGGCGGAGGCTGAGAGCTGCGGCATCGGCATGGGAAACGGGACGGTCTGCCCGTGCGCATTGCGGTGCACGGCCAGCTGGGGGAGGGCGTCGGCGAACGCCCGCGGCTCGAACGCCATGGTGATGCGCCAGTACGCCGTGCCGATGCGGCGCGTCACGAGGCGGCCCCCGAGGTCACGCGTCACGTGCTCGTCGTGGATCGCGTCGATCCGGGCCGGCGCGGCGTAATCCAGGCCGAGAAACGACGTCATGCGAGCGAGCCGAGCGCACCGGACACGATCGCCGCCACTTCCTCGGCGTTCGTCTCGAGCGTGCGCAGGACCGCCTCCGAGATGTCTCCCGTGACAGACTGCGAGATGTTGAACGTGTTGAACGTGTTCTGCTCGATCGCGGCCCCGCGCGTCGGAATCACCGTCTCGCCGCCATGGACAAGCGCCAGCGTCGGCGCGCCGATCGGACCGGGCACGATGCCACCGCTCTGGAACTGAGGGATGCCCTCGAAACCCGGGATGCCGTCCAGCCGCGATGCGGCGCTGGCGGCACTGGAGGCCGCCCCGGCCGCGCTCGATGCGGCGCTCGCGGCGCTCGATGCGGCCGCCGTCGCCGATGCCGCCGCCGCGGCGGCGGCGTTCGCGGCCGCCTGTCCCGCGGCGGCGATGCCGTCTGCCGCGGTCCTGGCGGCCTGAGCGATGCCCTGGATCGCGGCGCGGAAACCGTCGGCGGCCGCCTGGACGGCGGACGTGAGGGCTCCGAGCGCGGCGTTCGTGGCGGCGGACGCCTCGGCGCTGCCGGTCGCGGCGTCCGCCGCGCGGCGCGATGCCTCCAGCTGCGCGGCCGCGGCCGCCTCCTGGGCGCGCGCCTGCTCGGCGAGCGCCTCCAGCTGGCCGGCGGCGTTCTGCTCGGCGGCGATCCCGACGCTTTCCAGGACGGCCGCGCTGAGCTCGTTCGCGACCCGGGCGAACGCCTCGGCGATCTCCGTCGCCTGCTGTTCCTCGCTGAGGCCCTTGACGTTGACCTGGACCTGCGTCGCGAACTCGTCGAGCACGCCAGCCTGGGCGCCGATGAGGGCGCCGGCTTCCGCGATGTTCGCGCGCAGTTCCTGGAAGGCGGAGCTGAGGCCGGCGAGGGCCTCCCCTTCGAGCGCGTCCGACGATTCCGTGGTCCGCGTGCCGCGGCCGCCGAAGATCCGGCTCAGGCCCTGGCGCCTGGTCGTGACGGAGCTGAGCACGTCGGCAGTCAGGTCCGCGCCGCTGATCGCGATGCTGAGCTCCTGCGTCGAGGCGACGACCTTGCGGCCGAAGAGGCCGAGCCGCTCGCCGAAGAGCGCGAGGCCGCCGATGATCGCGCCGCCCGGGCCGAGCGCGGCCAGGACGCTTTTCGCCGCGCCGACGATCCCCGTCGCGATCCCGCCGATCGCGCCCGTGATCGATCCGATCGTCGACGTGATCGCGGCGCCGACCGAGCCGAGCGCCGAGGCCGCGCCCGAGAAAAGGCCGCCCGCCGCCGCGCCGCCGCCGGCCGCGCCGCCTGCGGCGGCTCCGGCCGCTGCGGACGCCCCGCCGGAGAGCAGGCCGCCGAGCGGGTTGCCGATGCCGCCGCCGGCCGCGCCGGTGAAGGCTCCCACTATGGAATCGACGATGCCGTTGACGAACGGGTCGAAAAGGCGGCGCGTGACGACGCCGGCCAGGGAGTCCGCGAGCGAAACCTTGAACGCCTGGACGACGGCGCGGAAGTTGAAGCCGTCGCCCAGGAACACCGCCGAGAGCCGCGTATGGAACGCGGCGCTCGCCGAATCCGCGGCGGCGCGCAGTGCCGGCGCCCAGCGTGGTTCGAGCGCCTCGCGGATCGCCTCCTGGATCGCGGGGCCGGCCTGTTGCGCGAACTCGATCGACGCCTGGATCGTGCGGTTTGTTTCCTCGATCTGTTCGCGGGTCCGCAGGCCGGTCTCGCCGAGCGCAGTGACGCCGTCCGTCAGGCCTTCGAGGCCGGTGCCCGCCTCCCCGCTCGCCTGCGCCATCGCTGCCGCCTCCCGCGCCGCGGCGGTCGCGGCGTCCTCAACGTCGGCGAGCGCGTCGGCTCCGGCCCGAGCCGCGATGGCCGCGTCGCTCGTCTCGTTCTCCAGGCTGCGGCGCTCGCGGGCGAGGCGTTCCTCGGCGTCCTGGAGCTTGAGGGCCGCGATGCGTTCCTCGTCGAACAGGTCAAGCATTCTCGACTGGATCGGCTCAAGGCGCCGGCGCGCCTCCGCCTCCGCGGCGCTTCCCCTCCCGAACTTGACGATGGCCGCGTCGAGATTGTTGCTTGCCTTGACCCACTCCCGGGAGGCCTCGCTCACGGACGCGGTGACCCGGTCGAACGCCGCCTGCGCTTCGGCGACGGCGCCCTGCGCCTGGTTGACGCGGTTGCGCGGTCCGAAGAATTCCGAGGCTCCCTGCGCGGTCGCGCCGTCTCTGGCCACGCTCTCGGCAACGAGGGCCGCCCCGCTCGCCGCGCCCGCAATGAGGCCGAGGTTGCGAATCGTGGTCGCGATCGCGCCGGCTGTCCCGGCGGCGCCGATCGCCCCGATGGCGGCCGCCGTGCCACGGAGCGCCTTGTTGAGGGACCCGACCGTAGCGATCACGCTGGCCGCGAACATGCCCGCGCGCAACGTCGCCCATACGGCGACCGCGAGGCCGATCTCCTGGCGCAGGTCGTAGAGGGTGCGCGTGACGGCCACGAAGCGGTCGACGGCGGTCTCGACGCCGGACGTCGCGGCGGTGACAGCATCGGTGAGGCCCTGCACGACGTCGCGCGCGATCGCGCCGATGCCGCCTTCGCCGTCGAACGCGGCGATGAGCGCCTCGTCGATCGCGGACCGGAGCTTCGCCAGGTCGCCGCGCAGGTTGTCCGTGTTTATGTTTGCCTGCTCGAAGGCGATGTTCGTGCCCGTGAGCCCCTGCTCTAGCGCCTTGAGGTTTTCGACGTTCTGAATCATGGCCTGCGCAACCGCGACGTTCTCGCGCCCGAAGATTTCCATGAGCTCGTTCGTCGAGAGCTGCGCTTTCTGGAGGTTTTCAAGCGCGCCGATGAGGCCGTGCGTCTCGACCGAGAGGTCGCCTCCCTCGCCCTCCAGGATCAGGAAAAGGTTGCGGAGCGACGTTCCGGCCTGGGCGCCGGTGATCCCGATCGACGCCAGGACCTGCACGGCCGCGTTGGCCTGCTCGAACGACACGCCGAGCGCAGCCGCCGCGGTGCCCGCGTTACGCAACGCAAGTGTCGTCTGCTCGATGCTCGACGCGCCGAGCTTCGCGCCGGCCGCAAGCGTGTTGATGACGCGCTCCGTCTCGGAAGCGTCGAGCCGAAACTGGTTCAGGCTGTTGCCGAGCGCGGCAGCGGCGCTCCCAAGGTCGATCCGCGCGGCCTCGGCGAGCGTGAGCGCGCCTTCGGTGACCTCCGTCAACGCGTCGGCGCTCTCCAGGAGGTCCGGCTTCGCGGATGCGACGAGCTTGAACGCGCGCGCCGTCTGGCTGGCGCTGAGCGTCGACACCTTGGCCAGGTCCCGCGCGGCGTCGGAAAGCTGCTTGAGGTCGTCGCCGGTCGCGCCCGTGATCGCCGAGAGGTCGCTGATCGCGTCCTCGAACTCGGATCCGACCTTGAGCGACGCGGTGAGGCCGGCGGCGATGCTGGTCGCGGCAACGGTCGCCGCGCGCTTGACGCCGGCGAAGACCTTGTCCAGGTCGCGCCCGAAATTCTGCCATTCGCGGGTCGCCTTCTGGAGATCGCTGCGGAGCTGGCGCGCGTCCGCGGAGAGCGAGAGGCCGACGGCGTAGTCGGATCTAGGCACGCCCGATCCTCGAAAGGGCGCTCAGCGCCTCCTGGCCAGACGGCGATCGCTCCCATTCGTCGCTTTCCTCTTTCGTGGCGTCGAACTCGCCGGACGCGACCCGCGCCGCAAACTTCCGGAACCCAGCCGCAGTCAGCTCGGAGTGCAGCTGAGTGATCGGGCAAACATATGTGTCGGCGTAATCGTCGAACTCGCCGGTCATGGCCCGGGACGCAAAAGCCTCGTATTGCGCGGCGTTCTCCGGCGACGCCTTCGCGGCGACCGCGCGCAATTCGCGGGCCAGGCGATCGCGCGTCCGCTCCGTCATGGCAGCGCCGCCTTCAAAATCGCGATCGTGACGACAGACCCGCAGATCGCGCCGACCGCGAAGACGATCGCGACGATTCCGAAGAACTGCGCCGCTTCGCTCCATGCCTTTCGATCGATCATTCTAAGCTCTCCGGGCCGTTAATGAAATGATTGGCGCACGCGGTGCTGGCGCGCGCGATCGCTAGGCATTGATCTTCATCGATCTCGCTTTGCGCCGATAAATCAAGCAGCGTTTGATCGAGCTGAGTCCGCAGCGCATGAATTATGTCGATCGTGTCCCGGCCGTCCGTCATGCCAAAAACTCGCTGTCCGGCGTGAAACAATCAACGGGAAGGCCAGTGCAACCGCATTTGTCGAATTGCGTTTCATGGAGGCACTTCCCGGTATGATCGTGAAAGCCTTCATGGTGACCACACGGGCACATGCGCGGGGAATTGTTTGGGTAGCAGAAGGATGGCACATACGGTGCACCGTCCGGCGTCCCTAGAGAACTATCGCTCACCGGTCCGGGCATTAGCCGCGCCTCCCCGCATTCGCCTTCGCGACGAGCGCCTTCACGCGCTTCTCCAGCTCGCGCAGGTATTCCGCGACCAGGCGCTGCCCGTCGCTTCCCGCGACCGTCCGGAGCGCCGCCTGAACGGCGTCGCTGCCGCGTACACGCCGCGTGCCGTGCTCCATCGCCACAGCCTGCTGCCAGCGGCCGCCGCGCGCCTCCAGGACGGACGTGTTCCAGCCCGATTGATAGACGAGCTTTCCGGCCCGGGAATTCGCGCGGAACTTTCCCCTGGTCGACGCCGCCAGGCGGCCGGTCCGGCGCGGCGTGTTGGCGCGGACCTTCACGCGCGCCTGCGCGCCGATCCGGGCCAGCGCGTGCCGGTGCACGCTCTTGGACGACGTGCCGCGCAGCTCGGTGCCGGCGACCTCCGCCTGGAGCGTCTGGAGCTCCTTGGAGATCCGCCGGACCTCCGAATCGATCCCGGCGACTGCGGGCAGCGGCAGCGTCATCGCGCGGCCCACTCGATGTCGACGCCGAGCTCCCGGAGCTCGTCGAGCATCCGGCGCGCGGCGCGGTCCGGGAGCAAGCCGCGGTCGCGCAGGTTCCGGACCGCCTTGGCGACGGCGAGCACGTCATTGGACGTTGCGTCGATCCCAAGCTCGGCAAGCGTCATGCGTCGCCCCCCTCGGCTCCCGGGCGCGACCATCCCATTTGCAGCTCCAGCTCGTCAAGGCCCGCGAGGCGCCCGGACTCCGGATCCGGCGCTTGCGCTGCGGGCGGCGGCTCGAAAAGCTGCTCGAAGCTCGGCATCGGGATCTTTCCGTTCTTCTCGTTCGCGACCGTCAGGATCGTGTTCTCGATCGAGCGCAGGAAGGCGCAGATCGTGTAGGCGTTGAGCGCGGCGGCACGCCAGCCCGTGCGCCCCATGGCGTCCAGCTGGCGGATGTCGTGCAGCTTGCGCGGCGGGATCGACGCGACCGAGGCGCCCTGGGCGTAGAGCCAGGCATCTAGCTCTCGGCCGCGCCGGCGTCCGGGGGGTCGTCCGACAAGGCCCCCGCCCCGGCGTTGAAGGCGTTCATCGCCGCGCGCAGGAGCGACGTCGGGACTTTCTGCCGCGCGTCCTTGACGGTCTTGACGCCGGTGACCGGCGCCCCGTCGGCGTCGCGCACGTACTTGTTGAAAAACCAGAGCGCGACCTTCGCGAGCTGGTCCGTGTCTCCGGCCTCCATGCCGGCCGTCCGTTCCTCGCAATGCGCAAGATCCTCGATCGTCGGCGCGACGACGGTGAGCTGCGGGTATCCCGCGACCGGCAGGAGAGGCCGCGCGACTTCGGAGATGTCCGTCATGCCGCGGGCGCCTTCGGATCCGCGGCGTCGGCATTGTCGGTCACGCGTTCCGGCCGGCGCGCCAGCGCGATGTTGAGCGTGCAGCCGCGGGGCGTGTCGAAGTTGACGTCTACGCCGGAAATGGCGCCCCCCACGACGTAGGCCACGTCGTCCGCGGCAAGCTGGTCGGTCCAGTGGCCGTCCGCCGAAAGCGCGAGGACCGCCCAGATGTCGTCCCCGACGTCGGCCTCCAGAAGATGGCCGTTGAGCGTGTCGCCCTCGGTGATGACCCACGTGAGCGGAAACTCGTTCGGCGTCGCCGGCGAGGGAAGCGACGCCTCCGTGTCGTTCCCGAATTCGAGCCACGTGGCGTTGTTGCCGCGCAGCGAGAGCGGGCCGAAGGCGGTGACGTTGTCCAGGCGTCCCTTGCCGTATAGGCCGCCCGCGGCGTCGTCGCCGGCGTTGAAGATCGTCTTGATCTCGCTCAGGCTGTCGACGTCGCCGGCGGCAGGAAGCGCCGCGAGCTTGACCGCGACCTTGTTCTGAATCGCGCCGGTCGGCGTGTTTGGTAGTGCCATGTGCGTTGCTCCTTGTCTACTTGGCGAGCCGCGTCGGGCCGAGCAGGATCGTCAGGCCCATCGTGCATTCGCGCGGGTTGCCGAACCCGATCGATCGCGACGCAACGGAGCCCTGGACCCAATACGCGACCGCCGTCTGTCCGACGACGATGTTGACCGCCGCCTGGACGACGTCGCCGACGGACAGCGCCAGGATCTCGGCATGCTTCGCGAGCGCCTCCTGGACGACGAACGTGAAGGGAATCTCCTGCGGCGTTGCCTGGGCCGCGATGGACCGCTCGGCGCCGGACCCGTATGGCGACCATGACGCCTGGTTGCCGCGCAGGTCGATCGGCCCGAAGGCCGTCGCGCGCTTGACCTCGTTCGCGTCTGCGGCGACGCCGCCGGTGACCGCCGCATAGTTTGCCGGAGCCGCGTTGAGGGCTGCCTTTAGCACGTACAGCTTTTGCTGGATCGGGCCGGTTGGCTGGTTCGGTGCTGCCATGGCGTTTCCTTTCTCTTGTTCAGGCGACGATCGTCCAGGTCCTGGTCACGGCCGCGAGGCCGAGCTGGGCCGCTTGTTCCGGGATCGATTCGCCGAGGTCGGTAATGACGCTGCCGACGGGAGCCGTCACGTTGACCTTTGTCAATGCGGCCGGCGGCGCGAACGCGGCGGCGAGCCGGTCGCGGTATTGCGTGAAAAGGTCGAAATTGCTGAGCGCGGCCGTGCCCCCCTGGAGATCGGCGAGCTTGACCTGCACGGTGACGCTGAGGGCGAAGCTGCGGCCTCGTTCAGAAAACGTCGCCGGCGCGTTCTCGGCCAGCTGCCAGACAATGGCAAAGGTGTTGCCGTGCAGGTCTCCGACCATCGGGGAGACGTCAGTGCCGCTTTCCGGGAACGCCGCCTCCAGGACGCGCTCGACGGCGTCGTGCATGTCCTCGATGAGCGTCACGCGACCGCCTCCAGGTGAAGGTCGTATGCCGTCCTGTTCGCGTTCTCGATGCGCCGCATGATGCGGTGCCGCTCGTTCCGGAAGGTGACCGTCTTGCCAACCTTCGCCGTGACCGCCATCAACGGCGATCGCGCGACCTGGAGGACCGTCACGTTTTCGGTCACATGCGATTCGCTGAACGTGCCGTCCAGCTGCTCCGCCTCGAGGATCCGGCCGCCCAGCGTCAGGCCGTCTACCTCGAACGTCTCGATCATGGCGCCGCGACCGCCGGCGCGATCTTGAGGGACTGGAGAAGGCTGGAGAGCGCGCGGTCCGAGAGGCCCGGCGCGGCGTCCTGGCCGCGGAGCGCCCAAAGGCGCTGCGTGACGAGCTGCACGCCCGTCCTGAGCGCGGCCGCGTCCTGGCCGCCGGACTGCGCGTCCAGGACGTAGGTGACCTCGACGGGCGACCGGAAGTCCCGGCTCAGCTCCGCGGCGCGGAGCGAGAGAAGCAGCTCGGCCTGCTCGGAGGTCGGGTCCAGCGTCCATTCCGCCGGATCGGCCGCCTGGCGCTCGTTGCGGCTGTCGTAGAACGCGACCGCGAGGGAGCCGTCGCGGATGAATGCGGGGCGCGTCGCGAGCAGGACCCGGCCGTTCCGGCAGCCTCCCGGGAAATGCTCCGTCACGGCGGCCGCCTGGAAGTTGAAACCCACGAACGCCGTCACCTTGGCGATCGCGGCGTGGAGGCATGCCCGGACCTGATCGTCCAGGGACTGGTCGCCGTAAAGGCCGAGCCAGCCGCGGGCCTCGGAGAGCGCGACGAAGTCAGCGCTCTCCGGCCAGACGGACGTGATGTGATCGGCCGCCGTTGGCGTCATGGCTTGTTCTTCAGCGTCGAGTATGCCTCATTGTCGACGACGACGCCGGAGAAGCGGAACGCGGCGTAGATGCTGATCGCGCCGGGCACGGTCTCCATGTAGCGGTCGATCGTGAGGCGGCCGCGTTGCGCCTGGATGAGCGCGTAGGCCCAGGACCCGAAGAACGAGGTCAAGGCGCTCGCGCCGTTGGCCGCGGCCTGGGGATCTCCGTGGATCGGCCACATGCCGAGGCGGGCGAGCCCGGTCTGTGGGTCCAGCGCGAAACCGCCGGATGCCGCGATGCCGGAATAGAGCTGGATGAGGTCGGACGGGTTCAGGACCCATGCCGGCATCGCCGGCCAGTAGTTGGGAACCTTCCCGATCGCCGTCAGCGAAAGCGCCGTGTCGACCGCCGTCGCCTTCTCGAGCCCCTTGCCGCTCGTGGAGGACACGATCTGCTGGCCCGCCAGGCTCCCGCCCCGGACCGCTGCCGACGTCACGCTGCCCCGCGTCATGCCGTATGCCATGCGGATCCGGTTCTCGATGAACTGGACGGTGCCCGCGATATCGTCCTCCGCGTTCCGGGAAACGATGACGCGGCAGACGTAGGTCTTCGCGCTCTGCGAGGTTTCCGCCGACGCGCCGACGGTGGTGTCGAACGACTGCGCGGTGAGCTTGCCCGCCGCGGCATCGGCGACGGCGTTGCCGAAGGTGATTCCGGTGAGCGCGACCGTCGAGAATGTCGGCGCGCTCAGCGCGATCTGCTCGGCGCCGGCCGCAACCCACGGATCGCCGGGAAGCGCCGCGCCCCACAGGATGCCCGGCTGGTGGGGAGCGCCGGGGACACCGGACTGGTTGCCGATGCCGTCGCCGGCGGCCTTCTCCTTGAGCTCGGCCGGGGAGAGGAAGGATTTCCGATAGCTCGTGCCTTCGGGCGCGTTGGCGACGTCGGGCCGCGCGCCGTCCAGCTCGAAATCGTCCTTCGTCATCTTCGAGATGTCGCGCCAGACGTTGGGATGCTGGGTGTTCTCCTTGGTCGGGTCCGGAAGGCTCTCGACATATTTCTTCACGTCCTCCCGCCATTCCGCCGGCAGCTTCTCGACGCTGGCCTCCAGCTTCTCGAAGGCTTCCTTCAACTCCTTGGCGTCCTTCGCAGCCGCCTTGAGCCCGTTGATGTCCTCGACGATGCCGACCTGGATTTCCTCGATCTCCGCCGTGGTCGCGACCTTGTCCTGGATTTCCTTGAGCAGGCCCTCAAGCGCGGTGATGTCCATTCAGGACTCCTTTCTCGTTTGCGCGCGTCGCGCGTTCAGGATCCCCCGGAGGCCCTTCGCGAGCGTTTCCAGGATCTCCGCTTCGTCCTTCCGGTCCCGGCTCTCGTAGGTTCCGGGATCGATGCGGGCGGACGGGTTGGCGGGGCGGTCGACGAGCGACGCCTCGACGAGCTCGAGGTCGTAGATGTCGTATCCGATGCCCCAGGGCTCGCGCTCGTCATCGATGACGATCTCCATGCGCTTGATGCGGAACCCGATCGAGACGCCCCGCAGCTGCCCGGACCGTCCGAGCCGCAGGCACTTGCGCGGCGTGTCGTACCCGCCTTCGCCCGTGTAGAGGGTCCCGTCGGCGCGAAAGAGCGTGTCGTCCAGGCGCAGGTCCTTCCAGTTGCCCACGATTTCCATGCGGTTGTGCATGAAGCGCATGTCCAGCCGGTCCAGCGTCTCGATCGCGCCGTCGAAGGCTCCGGGCATGATGATGTCGCCGTCGCTGTCCATGACGCCGATCTCGGAGAGAGTCGCGCTGAACGTGGCGTCCTGGCCTTCGTCCGGCTGCTTGATCGTGATCTCGCTCTTGACGAATTTCGTCAGCGCGTCGCCAGGAGCGAGGTCGAACTTGCGGACCTTGTCGCCGGCATGGGCCGTCAGGAACTTGTGCATTTTTCCTCCTTGGCGGCGCGCGCGGCCCTTGACGAGCCTCTGGACGTCTCCGTCTCCGGATTTACGACTTCCGGAGATGGGCCGCCGCGGGGCCGCGCGCACGTCGGACGCTGCGTCGAATCGCTTGCGCATGTCAACCCGCTCGCGTTCGATGACGCGTTTCTGCGGCGGCTCGCGCTTCACCGGTCGTTCTCCGAGCCGTCCGGCAGCGACGCGTCAGGCGGGAGACCCGCTTCGGCCGGGCCGGTGCGCAGCACGTCGCCTCCCGGCACCGCATCCTTGCCCAGGAAATCTTGACGTGCCTCGTCGGGCGTGAGGACGGCGCCCCCGCTGGCGGCGATCGCGAGATCGAACTGGAGCGCGAAGTCGCCGGCAAGCACGTCGTGCTCCGCGAACGTCACCTCGACGCCGAAGGCCTGGGAGAACGTGTCGCGGATGTTCCGCGCGAGCGGGAGCAGCGCCTGCTGGTTCGTCTGCTGGTGGCGCGCGACGGTGTTCGTGAACTTCGTGTCGCTCGCGCCGCCGACGGCGAAGGGCGGCACGCCGAAAAGCGCGGCGACCTCGCGGATCAGGTCGCTGCGCAGCTCGCGGAGGTTGGAGTCCGCCGGCGTGATGCCCTGGATCGTCTTGAGGTCGAAGCCGCCAGTGAGGCCGACGGCGCCCCCGCGGCGCTTTCCGGAGCGACCGAACGACCGCTGGATCGCCTTGAGCATGCGCTTGACCGCCTCTTCATCGGCGCTGCCGCCGTGCAAGACGTGGCTCATGCTGAGCCCGTTGTCGAAGACGTCCCGGATCTCGTTGTCGCAGCTGTCCAGGGCGGTGATGCGCTTCCAGCCGGCCGCGACGCGGCCGATCGCCTCGAGCCCGTTTCCGCCCCCGTGGCGCACGTGGATGACCGTGCCCGGCGGCATGCGGTCCGCGTCGCCGCGGCGCCGGTAGCCCGGCCGGCCGATCGTCCCGTCGGGCTCGATCTCCGTCGCGTCGAGCGGCGCAAGCCGGTTCGAGCTGCCCCGGCGGTCCGCCTCGCGCTCGATGTAGGCGTTGCCGAAGATCGTCGCGTCCCAGGCGACGGAATAGAGGAACTGGTAGCGCGTCTGAAACAGGTTCGGCGCGTCGAGCGACCGCTGCCAGTATCCGTCATCGCAGGTGAACTTCACCTGGCCGATCGCCTTGGCGATGAGGTCGGCGCAGGTGAAGACGGTCGCCGTCGCCTGGTAGGGTGCGACCTCGGACGCGGTCCGGAGCGCCGGATGCCCGCTCGCGGAGGATGCGCCGGAGACGCCGGCGGTCGCAGGGCCGCGGCGGAAGGCGTCGGCGATCGATTTCCAGAGGGTCGCCATGGCGGGACGCTGCCGGAAAGTTGCGCGCGGCGCAATATGGCCCACGCGTTTTTCCGCTGCGCGCTGCGACGCGGCGATTTGTTTCGCTGATCGCGCCATGCGGCCGATTTTCTTGACAGTGGAAATTTCCACTGAGGGTGGAAA